CAGCCGCAAAGCCACTCAAAACGTTTGAACTGGTCCCAGTAATTTTCAGGCCCCGTAGTGGTTCCTGCGGTGCGTCTGGTCCTGCGCCGGGTTCTTCGTCGCCGGGTTTGTCCTGCTGCGCCCGCTGCGCTGCTGTCAAATCTTTTTGTGCCTCTTTTCGCATTGTTCGCAGACCGCCAACAATAGCATTGAACATGGCACCGATCCCACCCGGCAACTTGTTTAGCAGTGTTGAAATGTTTTCAACAACTGCCAGCATCATTTCAACAAGCGTCAACTTGATCTGTGCGCCCAAAACGGTGAGGCCACCTGCCAAAGATATGATCTTGTTCGTAATGTCAGCAATGCCCTCAGCCAGCCCTTTCAGTATGGGTATAAGTGTTGGCCCAAGAGCCGCACCAACCTTCACAAATGTCATCTTGACCACTTGGCCAAGTTCAAAAAAAGCATCCGTCAAGGCTTCGGCTTGTTTGATTTCTCTGCCAGACAGCACCAGCCCCAATCGGTTTGCTCGTTCCCTCATGTTGTCAATGCTGTCTGCGCCAGCGTCGATCAGCGGCTGTATGTCGCGGAAGTTATCGCCAAAGATTTCAAACGCCAGCTGGTTGCGTTCTGCCTCATTCCCCACGGCTTTCAACGCACTGATCAGCGTAAAGAATTGCCTTTCTGGCTGCTGCTTGGAAAGTTCTTTGGCATTGAGTCCTAACTTTTCTAACGCCCTGGCCGCTGGGCCGCCCCCGCCTATGGCCATATTCCCGATCCGTCGCCGCGCACGAAAAAGGGCCTGACTCAAACTGTCAATGTTGGTGCCGCTGATTTCAGCCGCGTAGCTCAATTCCTGCAACGTTTCCGCACCAATCCTGGTTCGTGTTGCCATCTTTCCAAACTTGTTACCATACGATGCAAACGCCCGTCCAAGTGCAAGAATAGAACCAACAGCAGCAACAGCAGCCGCCCCAATAGCTGCAAACGCTTTAACGGCCATCATGCCGCCAGCCTTGGCCGCACCG